CCATCGGGCGCAAGCAGCTTGGCTGCCAGCTCACCTACGCCACGATCGGCAGCATCTACAAGAAGGCCCATGAGCTTGGCCGCATCGACATCGTGCTGGCCGACGAGTGCCACCTGATCAACCCCAAAGAGGTCGGCATGTGGCGCAAGTTCATCACCGACCTGGCCAAGTACAACCCAAGCACCCGCGTCATTGGCTGGACGGGAACACCCTTTCGCGGCAACGGCGTCTGGCTGACCGCTGGCGACGAGCCGCTCTTCACCAACATCGCCACGCGGGTGAAGATGAAAGAGCTGCTCGAGCTGGGGTTCCTCGCGCCGCTGGTGCCGGCCACCACCGTGGCCCGGATCGACACCCGCGATGTGCGGATGTCGGGCGACGACTACGTGGTCAGCGAGCTGGCCAAGGTCACCGACAAAGAGGAGCTGGTCGAGGCGACCTGCGACGAGATCGTCGACCTGGCCAGGGATCGCAAGCGGTGGCTGGTGTTTGCCGTGACGATTGCACACGCCGAGCACGTTCGAGACGCCCTGCGCCAGCGCGGGGTCAACGCCGAAGTGGTCAGTGCGGAAACGCCGAAGGCCGAGCGCAACACGCTGATCAACGCTTTCCGCCGGGGCGAGATCAAGTGCCTGGTCAACGTGGCCGTGCTGACTACCGGCTTCGATGTGCCCGAGGTCGACTTCATCGCACTGCTGCGCGCCACCAAGTCGCCGGTGCTGTACGTCCAGATCGCAGGCCGCGGCATGCGCTGCGTGGGCGCGGACATCAACGAGTCGATCGTCAACGGCAAGGCCAACTGCCTGTGGGCTGACTTCACCGACACCACTGCCAACATGGGGCCAGTCGATGCGGTGAAGGGCCGGATGCCCACTGGCAAGCGTAAGGGCGTGGCACCCTTCAAGCTCTGCCCAGAGTGCGGCAGCCAGAACGCTGCCGGCGCTGTCGAGTGTCTGGACTGCGGTTACCTATTCCCGGAGCCGGAGCGGATCAAGCACGGCACCGAAGCATCGGCCGCAGCTATTCTCAGCTCACAGCAAGACAGCATGTTTCTCACCGTGCCGGTGACCGAAGTGCGCTACAAGATGCACCACAAAGAGGGCAGCCCGCCAAGCCTGCGCGTCGAGTACTACGACGGCATCATGCGCGCGGCCAGCGAGTGGGTGTGCCTCTCGCACCAGGGCTACGCCAGGACAAAGGCCGAAGGCTGGTGGCGTCAGCGCACCACAATCGACGCCATACCGAAGAACACCGAGCAGGCACTCGAGTGGATCGAGTACAGCGACGCGATCCTTCGCAAGCCGGCCGCGGTCATCGTCAACAAGTCGGCCAAGTACCCGACCATCGTTTCGTATCAATGGGAAAGGGAGGCCGCATGAGAGCTGGCGAAATCCGAATCAAGATCCGCGCCCTGGGCGCAGAGCAGAAGATGTGGCAAGACATCATCGACAAGAAATCGTGCAACGACTGCACGCAGTACCACCAGGGCGTTTGCCAGCACTGGCAAGCCGAGCCTCCCGCCGAAGTAGTGAAGGCCGGTTGTGATGAGTGGAACTGGGACGAGATCCCCTTCTAGGAGCAACATGAGCAGCGCAAACAAAACACAAGTGGCCGGCACCCACTACAAACAAAAGCCAATCCAGCCTTGGGACTACATCGCCGCCAACAACCTGGGATTCTTTGAGGGCAACGTCGTGAAGTACGTGAGCCGGTGGAAAGACAAAGCCGGCGTCGAGGATCTCAAGAAAGCCAGGCACTACCTCGACAAGTTGATCGAGTTGGAGGAAACAAAATGGCAGCCCTCGAAATCCTGACGGAGGAAGAGCTGTGCCCCATTGCTGCGGCATGGGGCAGGCCCAAGCTCATCAAGTGGCTCGACACCAATCGCATCCCGTATGTGATTGCAGCAAGCGGTTGGCCGCGCGTGCATCGCAAGGCGCTCGAGCGAGCACTTGGCGTGCGCGAAGCTGAGCAGATTCAAAAGCCCATCGAGTTCAACTTCGAGGTGCTGAAATGAGCCTATACGATGTCGGTCTGTACCTGGCTGTCTTCTCGGTGATGCTGACCCTGTACTCGGTCTACTGGGTGGGCTGGTGCTGGGTGATGCACTTCGTTTGGCCAAGCGGCCCGGAGTGGTTCGTGCGCCCCAGTCACTCCATGTTTTTGCTTGTGAATATCACGGCTGTTATAATCACATTGATGATACTCAGTCGATCCGCATGAAGAAGCTCAAGCACTGGCATGTCAAGCGCGGCCGCAACCTCAAGGGCGAGGAGTGGGTCGCGTACTACCATGTCGTGCGCGTCGGCGACAAGATCAAGTGGACATCGCTTGGCACCGACCGCTCGGCAGCCCTTCGCAAGTGGGCGGAGATCGAGGTCAAGCCGGTGCCGACCGAGGCCGGGACGTTCGACTCGGTGGCCAATGAGTACATGACCTGGGCGCGCGCAGCAGTAGCGTCTGGCGACTTGGCGCAGCGCACGCTCGAGGATCGCGAGGTCTACCTCAAGCAGATGCGCCCGGTGTTCGGTGACAAGCCGTTCGACGCGATCGAGTCGCAGCACGTTCGCCGGTACCTGGACAAGCGCACCGCCAAGATCAGCGCCAAGAAAGAGATGCGGTTCCTGTCAGTCATGTGGAACTGGGCGCGCGAGCGCGGCATCACCACGCTGAGCAACCCGGTGGCCGGAGTCAAGATGCCCAAAGAGACGGGGCGCGACATCGAGGTGCGGCCGCAAGACTACTGGCTGGTCTGGGAGCATGGCGACCAACTGGTCAAGGACGTACTCGAGCTGGCCGCCAGGCTGGGCACCCGACCCCAAGAAGTCTTCGGCCTGACCTGGGACAAGGTCGACCTGGCCAGCCAGCCGGCCACCGTCAAGGTCTGGCAGAACAAGGTTAAGGGTTGGCGCACCGTCATGGCAGACGCCGAGCTGGAGGCCATCCTGGCCCGCCTACGGGGCGATCGCGAGCGACCCAAGGGTCACGTACTGACCGACGAGTCTGGCGCTGCCCTGAACCCGCTGGGGGCCTTCCGGTACCGGTTCACCGCCGCCAGGGAAGCGGCCCTGGCCAAGGCCGAAGCCGAGGGTCTGGATCACCAGGACTTCCAGCTCCGTGACCTGCGCCCCATGGCTGGCCTGGCCATGCTGGACGCCGAAGGGATGGACGCCGCCCGCCGGCTGCTGGGTCACAGCACCGAGCGGATGACCGCTCACTACACCACGAAACGCCGCGGGCAGGTGTCTGCATCGGCCAAAATTGTTAGAAGCAGTTCTAACGTGTCACAAGAGTGATAGGTAAAATGCTTCGTAACCCATTGAAAACATTGGAGGCGGGAGTCGGAATCGAACCGGCGTACACGGCTTTGCAGGCCGGCGTACCAAATGGGCGGAAACCTAGTATCCATGCGGGTTTCGGGGCGGTTCAGTGACTTATCTACTTCTAACTAATCACAATGCTTATGGGCTGGAGAGCCTCGAAAACACTCAACACCATCAACTCAAGTTAGAAGTGAAAGGAACACGATGAGCGCCACCTATGCCATCGCCAATGTCCAGCACGCGCTCCAGGCGCTGAAGGAAAAGATCGAGCCACACAAGTGGGCCGATACACCGCTGCCCGTCATCGCCGCCCCTGGCTGGTGGATGGAAGAAGTCCGCAAGGAGCTGGGCGTCGCCGAGGGGTTCGAGCCGGGAGAGATCCACGGCTGTCATGTTACCCGTAACGACAATGTCCAGGAGCCGTGCCTGATCGACCACGACGGGAAGGTCTACCCGATCTTGCCCCAGTGGATGCGCGCCAAGTCGGCGGCCGACACCGAAGGGGGTGAGGCATGACCAACTACCAGCGCACCGCCAACTGGCTGAAGGCCTGCGGCAAGGAACCCAATGCTGGGGCGCTGAGCGTGCAGCTTGGGGTCGACATCGAGGAGACGGCCGAGCTGTTGAGCTGCCTGCGCGTGAGCAAGGAGGGCTGGGCCAGGTTGCTCGAGCGCGTGGTGATCGACCTCGAGTGCCTGGCCACCGAGATCAAGAAGGGCGACCTTGTGGCGCACTTCCCCGCCCACCTCAAGCAGGATGTCCTG